GGAGACGGTTGCGCTGTCCGGCGTCACTGCGGCGGCAGGCACTATCAAAAAAGGCGATGGATTTATCCTGGATGGATATCTTTATCGCTTTGCGGAGGATAAGACAGCAGTCTCCGGGGCGGTTGAAAGTATTGCTATCGACCAGCCAATCCACAAGGCTGTGACAGAGGCGGAAGATATCTACCTCATTCATACGACGCATTCTCTGGCTTTCCACCGCAACGGCCTGGCATTGGTTACGCGGCAGCTGGAGCTTCCGATGGGAGCATCCAAAGCCTCCATTGCATCTGCGGACGGCTTTGCAGTTCGCGTTGTATTTGATTACGATTCCACCCATAAGAAGGATACAGTCAGCTTCGATGTTTTGTACGGCGTGAAGACGCTCAACTCGAGCATGACTACAAGGCTGGTGGGGTAATGGACGAACTGCATGAGCGCATGCTGGAGGATTTATATGCCCTGATTGGATTCGAAAACGCTGGAAGGGAGGAGCTTTGCTTTTTCCTGCGATCTGCCGAGGAAAAGGCGCTCCGATTCACCCGGCAGCGGGAATTGATCGGCGGCATGCCCACGATCGTCGTGGAAATCGCCGCCGACCGGTTTCGCCGGCAGGGCGCCGGGACGGCGGAGGCCGCGCAGCGCGTAGCAAGCCTGACTGACAACGGCCAGTCCATCAGCTTTCAGGCATACGCGGCGGAGGCCGTGCCATCCTCCGGTTTAACGGAGAGCGAAATACAGGCGCTGTGCGCCTACAGAAAGCTGTGGTAGCATGAAAATCCCCGACAAGTTCAAAGACATGCAGGCAAGGGCGTTCCAAGACAAAGTCGTCGAGCACTTCTTGCCTGTTTCCACATCTGGATCACTCGGAACGCCCGCATCCGGGCCGGCCGATGCGCCCTCTGGCAGATACCAGGTCAACTTTATGCTTGTGACAGACGACCTGAAAGCGCAGGAATGGGGCCTCACAATCAACCGGGATGCGGTGATGACGGCATCATTCCCGCCGCCGGTCGAGGAAGGGCATTTTATCAGATACAACGGGCAGTTTTACCGCGTTACCGGGGTGCAGCCGTTCGACGCTTACACCCGATATCTGCTAAAGGCGGTGGATATATGAGCGTGGAAACCAGGGGCCTGGACAGCCTGCGCAGGAAGCTGCAAGCGCTTGGCGGGGATATTGAAAGGGCGACGAAAAAAGGCGTGGAGAAGGCCACCAAAACTGTGCAGACGGCCGCAAAGCTGCTCTGCCCGGTTGACACTGGTTATCTGCGCGAGAGCATCCAGACAAATTTTGCGTGGCAGCCCTCAGGTGAATACGTCGGTACAGTCGGAACGATCGTGGAATACGCCCCGTATGTCGAATTCGGCACAGGGCAGATGGGCGCTGCGTCCCCGTCCCCACCGAAGGCACCCCTTAGTTTGGGTTATCGTGAGGACTGGAAAGGCCAGTTTGCGCAGCCATACCTGTATCCAGCACTGATCGATAATCGCGACCGCATTATTAAGCACCTCGAATTCGAACTCCGCAAGGGCATCCAGGAGGCGATGAAATGATCGACATGGAGCAAACCGTTTATGATATCCTAACCGTGGCGCTGCCCGCCGTGAAGTGGTCTGTGGGCTTCCCGCAGGGCTTCCGCGTGCTGGGCGACGGTCTGGGCAGCATCAAGCAAATGGATAACTCTGTGCGCACGTCGACCTCCTCCGGCATTGACCGCATCTCCAACGTGGCTGTGCAGGTACAGGTCTGGGCCCCTACACCAGAGCGGCGCAACGAGCTTGACCGGGCGATCGATGCGGCGCTCACTGCCCTTGGCTTACCCCGCAGCACTTTAAACCACCTGGAGGAGATATTGCCGGGCGCAATCCCCGCATACCGTTCCGTTCTGCTGTACAGCGGTGCGTATGACAATGTGACAAAACAATTTTACATCAAATAAAACAAAAGTCAGGTCCTGCATGGGCCTGAGGATTGAAATTACATCAGATAATTAGATAAGGAGCTGATTTTATGGATGGACTTTCTACCATCGGCACAATTTTTAAAATGGGCGCACAATCTTCATCTCTGACGGAAGTACCCGATCTACAGGACTTCCCCGACCTCATGGGTGCGCCAGATAAGATCGAGACCACGACCATGAAAAATACGTCCCGCACTTATATTCCCGGCCTGAAGGACCCCGGAGATATGGCGTTCAACTTTTTGTATTCCGGCATGGAGGCGAGTTCGAATTACGCAAAGCTGAAAGCCGTTCAGGACGCGAAATCCACGCAATATTTTCAGCTGGTCTTCCCGGACGGTTCGGGCTTTGCGTGGCAAGGCAAGGTTTCCCTTTCTGTGCCCGGCAAGGGCATCGGCGAGGCGTTGCAGTTCACAGCTAACATCACGCCCACATCGGAGATCGAAGAAATTGACGTTTCCAGCGCAGGCTAAAGAAAAAAAGGAGGATAGAATGATGGCAGCATTTTACACTCTGGCCGCCGACGGCCACGAATACAAGCTCAAGCTCACCACGGCGTCCAAGATCGAGGCGGAAAAACGCCTCGGCTTCTCTCTTTTAGAGGCCCCGGAGAACATCACGAAGGCAGAAACCTTCGCGGTCATCCTTTGGGCAGCGCTCCAGAAATATCATCACAACATGACCATCCAGAAGGTCTATGATCTCATTGACAAGCTGGAGGACGCAGGCTACACGATCAGCGAAAAAGCAGATCTCCTCCTCGAAATCATGAAGGTCAGCGGTTTTTTTACGCAGGAGGATCTGCAAGAGATGGAAAAGAAGCAGGAGACGGAATAACCTACCGAACTGTAACGGAACTAATAGAAGCCCTGTATCCGCA